TCCTCGCTGTAGCAGCGTCCGCTAGATCGGAGAGGTTGTTCGCTGCAACCACATCGCCAGTGCCCGTTCCGACGCCGATCGCTGATCTGGCTGCCGCCTGATCTGCTGCGGTGAAGACGTTCGCGCCGACCGTCGTCGCTCCGAGCGTCGTCCTCGCTGTAGCGGCATCCGCATCATCGACAAGGGTAGCACCGAAAGCGGAAACTCCAGATGCAGCGAGTGCTCCGATGTCTGAAAGAACCTCGGCAGCACTACGGCCCACCACAGTGGTGCCACTGACTTTTAGGAAGTCGGTGTCCACAACACCCGCACCAAACTTGGGCACGTTGTCGGTGCTGATGCCAGTGCTAAGGGTGACGATATCAGTGCTAAGTGAAGCGATCTGACCTGTCGTAGAGTTGTAGGTCAGACCTGTTCCGGTTGCGGACAACGCCGCTCTGGCTTTTGCTGCGGTGTGGTACTGGTTAATGACGCCTTCGCTTAGATCGTCAGTGTCGAAGGAACTAATGTCGGCAGGACCGGCGGGGCCAGTAGCACCAGTAGCACCGGTTGGTCCAGCGGGGCCTTGTGGACCAGACCCCTCAATGACCTGTACGGTTGTAGTTGGAGATGTAACGGTAACGATGCTCATCGAGTCACCTCCGGAGTAATTTCAAACGTGCCTTCGATGACCCGTTCGACCAAACCAGACGAGGTCGTGGTCAACTCAATGTCGTACACACCCTTGACTGGAGCAGTGAGTGCGGCGGTCTGTGTAGCCGTCAGAGTGATGACCATGTTGGGGCTAGTCGCACCCAGCGTGATGCCTGATGAACTGGTCAGGCTGAAGATGGTCGATGTAGCGGCATGGGTCGTCCTGCCCTGCATGGCCGCAGTAAACCCAGACGAAAGGTCGCGTTGGGCACTACTGGCGTCCAACAAGTTCAACGACAGGGTGAATGTTGCACCCTGCTGAATCTCAACATGGTTTCCATTGGCGGTAAAAACTGGCAATCAGCACCTCCATCGCTTTCGAGCCTGACGCAGACGGCTGTTTGGGTTCTTCGCAGCCTTGGGGAACTTTTTCATCTGGCCAGCAGATCGGGCACAGAACGACTTTCTTCGCTTGGCCGCCTTACTCCCCTTCTTGACCTTGCCAGTCACAGCAGTCTTCAACTTGCTGCCGGGGTTTTGCCGCCGGTACTTGGCCACGCCCTTCTTGGTCATGCCCGCACCCGACTTGGTCGGTCGCTTGTCGCCCGACTTCTGGCTAAAACCCTTCATGCTTCCACGCTTCTTCGTAGCCATTATTCGCCTCCCATGGCCTGCTGGTTGATGGCGTTCTCTCCACCCATCAATGCCTTGGACATTTCGGCGTCTCTGCCAGCCCGTGTGCCGCCCATAGCGACGTTCTCCCGGACATAGCGTCTCTCGGTGACCGGAGGCTTGGCGGCTCCCTGCGGGCCTCCTCCGCCCATCTCGGACATCTCCTGCATCGTCTCGCGTTCGGCGAAGTCCGCGATCTTGAGGATCTCGGCGATCTCCGACATATGGGAATACTTGGAAACGATCTCCATGTACCGGTCCATGTCTGGAACAATGCCACGTTGCTGCAACTGCTGAGACATCGGCATGATGATGCCGGTCATTAGTTCGTTGATGGCAGTGAGGCGTTCGCCGGGGCTGCGGGACTGGAGCGAATACGGGGCGATGTCGATCGCGTAGTCGAGCAGGTCGCCCTCTCGGATGTCCGGGTTGAAGTCCACCTTCACCGACAGGTCCGAGTTGGGGATGTCGCGGTAAACCCTAGTTGACGGTGCCGGGTCGTAATACAGGTAATCGGCCACAGACTCGACGACCTTACGGACAGCGTTGGTCGTGCGAGCCTGCATGTCGTCGATGCGGACCGAAGCGGACTGGCGAAGCAGCGAATCGTGCTTTCCGCTCTTGGCACTAGGTGCAAGACCGCCTAGCGAGTCAAGGTTGCCCCCCAAGTAGGAGAACATATCCTTCAACTGGATCATAAAGGCGAGCGATGGGGAATCTACCCCACCAAACTTCATTTCTCGCGTTGCTTCGGGGCGGTCGGAGAGGATGGTATCGCCATCTGATGCGTTAACGATGCGGCGTCCATCCTCCTCCGCACCGCCCGCTACCACAGTCAAAGTCTTTTGCCGCTCGGCTTGCCGACCAAGTTTGCGGAAGAGACGGTTGACGAGTTCGTGCAGGTCGATCAGAAGACTTGCGGGCGACAAGGGCATGATGTTGCCCGGCACGTCGCCCATCGACAGCAAGTGGTAGGGGCCAACCTCGGGTCCGGCCCAGTCAATCACCTGCAATGGCTCGTTGTTGTAAAAACCGCCCGCGTGTTCGTCTGCCTGCACGGTGACGATTACGTTTTCGTAGGGCAGCCACACATCCCACAGTTCAATGACGGGCATGTACTGCTCTGTACCCATCGTTTCGCCGCCAGTTTGCAGCGTGTTGACGCGTTCGTCGCCCTGTTCGTTCGTGCTGGCCACATAAGGGTTCGGCGTGAGTTCTTTCTTGCCGAACAACTTCATGTCCATGGCCATTTCATACGGCAACGTGTACCTATTGCCGCAGAACTGCACCTGATCCCACCTTTTGGCGGTCATATCGAAGCAGAAGTCTTCAAAATCGACGTTATCGACAAAAACTTGGCCCACATCGTGGGTAAATCCGTCGATTTCGCCCGCTCTGCCGGGTGTAAGGCCGACTTTGACCACGCCAAGACCAAACATTGAGTCCAAAACCCAACGCTGAAGCGTCTCTTCGAAGCCCATTTCATCAAGATGGTGATTGATGACGGCTTCAAAGTCGGCTGACTCGGCCTTTAGGTCCGCGTTCTTGCTGCGAACAAGAACCTGCGGCCTGTTTGCGGCGACCATGCGGCGGTAGATGTTGATCGCCTGCTCCAGCAGGTTGATCGGCACCTTGTCGTCCGCGCCATTGTCGCTGTAGTTCGTGCCGACATACTGCCGAATCGCGCGCAACCGGTTCTCTCGAAACGGCTGCATCTTGCGACGGCTAAACATGATCGCCTCGGAGAGACGGACCATCTTGTCATTGAGCGTTTTGTTTGCCATTACCAGTAGTCCACTCGTTTACGTCTGTTTTCGTATTCGCTACGACGAAACGCTAGTGAACCTTCGGGAATGACCGTTTGCTTCGTGCCTTGCTTAACCGTCCGGCCTTTCAAACCCAAGTTCAGCAACGCATCTGCTGTGGGTCTGTCGCCGTGGTTTTCCCGGGCACCACTGGGGTCCATCGAAGAGTTCGTCTTTGAATGTTGAATCCAGCCGTTGGCTGTGTAAACAATTTCCCGGCACTCAGAAAGTGCGTCTTTACTTCGGTTTAGAAACCGACCGTCGTTCAGTGCATCCCGATACTCGGCGTACAGCGAACGCTTGTTGTCTTTGGTCGGCCACCAACCCGGAATCCTACTACCACTGCCCTTCTTTAGTTTAGCATCATCTTCCTTGTAATAAAAGTTCCGATATCCGGATTCGATAACAGTATCTCCAAAGTTTCTACCCGGACCCGGTGCTTCCCAGACGATGTAGGCCCCCTTGCCGTTGGGGTCACTGAACCACCTAGCCAACGCCACAGCCACCCGTCCTAGTTCCTCTGGGCGGGTTCTGGAACTAACAAACTCGGCGACCTTCTCGCCCGTGGTGACGTTGCCTATGGAGATAACTGAATTGCTACTACCAGTGCCAGTAGCGATATCCACGCCCATTGCAAAAGGGCCGTCCATTGGAACTCGACCCGACTGCCCCGGGTCAAACCAGAGCCGCAACCGGCCCTTGGGGGCTTCGTCGAACGCCATGACCTGAAGGCTCTCTTGGTGAATTCGTACATCGCCAACTTTCATCGGGGGCTTCGAAAGATCGGTAATAAGCCGGGTAATCATTTTTCCCTCAAAGAACTGGTAATCCGATCCAGCAAAATCAATATCCAGTTCTTGAGCGATTTCTTGGCTATGCGCACACCTCTTGCACTCCGCGTCATACCACGGAGAACGCATTTTTCCGCCCAACTCATAAAGGCCAGCAGCCTTCTCAGGGTGTAACGCCCAATGGAGCGACAACTGCTCAAAACCCTCCGAATGAGCGATGTCGTAGAACGCATTGCTGGAACCCGCTGGAGTCGAGTTGAAAATACGGCAGCGCGTCGCGTCGCGCGTCGATGCCAATGCTCGATAAGACGAATCCACCTCGAAGGCAGCAAATTCATCCAGCCCAATTGCAGTTCGCCGGTCACCGCGAGCCACATCGCCAGTAGTAGACTCACCGTCAATAGTGCTTCCGTTGTCGTCATTCGTCAGCCTCAATTTGGTCCGGGTGATCTGCGGGATCATCCAGTTGGGGAGGTGCTTGTGGATGAAGTCGATCTTCCAAAACAACGCCTTGGGGTTGCCCGTCTTATCGACGTAATCCTCGTTACGACTCACCAGCAAGAAACTTTGACCGTCCTTGAAGTGCCAGAACCACTCGAACACCGTCAGCAGCATCCATGACGCACCCATGTCCCGGCTCTTCTTGATGACCAAATCACGGCCCTCAAGAATGCAGTCCCGGATCTGGGACATCGAGTCGTCCTGAAACTGGTAGGTGATGAACGGCAAGATCCCGTTTGACTTACGGGGGTCATACGTCCAACCGAATACATTGATGTAAAACAAAAGGTCCCGGCTGCACGCGATCCACAGTTCCTCGCGCGCGTCCGGGTCCCTAATCGCCAGATCCAAAACCTGACGGCGGAACTCTAGGTTTTCTTCCAAGTTCTTCGGCACGTCGCCGTAGTAATCACTCACTCTTCAGCCTCTCAATGATCGACAGCACCTTCCTGCCGTCGTCCTTGTAACGCTGCTCCGCATCCAACTGGCTGCGGCTCGGAAGCAACTTGGTGTAAATCTGACCCCAGAACTGGGCCTCGTTCTGGTTGTTGCGTCGCGCCCAACAAAGCATCGACCACGCCTCGCTGCTAGGAGCCTGCCCGGGCTTGGCATCCTTCACCATCATGTGCTTCGCCACCCAAGCAACACACTCTGGGGTAGACGCACCCGTCTCCTCAAACACAACACCCTCAACAATCCCCTCCAAGTCAGGCTCGCTCTTCTTCCCGATCTCCCGACCAAGCAGTTCGCTGGCCGCCTTGATGTAAGCCTCGTCCGCCTTCAAGCCCTCTGATTCATACAGGTTCCGCTTCGCGCAGAACTTGGTCCAAGAGCCTGCCTTCACCAACTCGGTTCGGATTGCACGTTTGTCCATGCGTCAACTGTAGTTGACTGTCCGTAGGAAGTGAGAAAAAAGCCATGTGGATTCTTAGGGGGGGATAGCATTATTGCAAAACGGGCGGGGGCCGAGTGGTAAAAAATTTTTCTTGGGTGTCATTTTCAGGCGGCGAAGCGGGGGTCGCGGGCGGGGCGGACCGGCCCCCCCCGGGGGGAGGGGGTTCGTCCGTGGGGAATCACCCCGGGGTAGGGGGGTCGGGGTT